AATCCATTCGTTTTCAGTAAGTTTAATATCATGATCAACTAATAATTTAATAGATCTGTCGGGGACTGACATATAGGCTAATTTTTTATTATATTGATACATTTCACCTAAATTCTTTTTTCTCCAATCATCTTTAGATGGTAGATATGCCATTTCTTCACCATTACCCATTTTACCTAAATCATGGTTTATAGCTGAGAATACAAGTTCTTCGGTTGTGTAATTTTGTTCCGTACCAAATTTTTTCCATACTTCATTTATTGCTAAAGCACCTTCTATAACTCTATTAACATGGTCAATATAGCCACCTGGAAATGCATTGTGGTAAGCTGTTTTATGTGATGCTGGCATTAATACAAGATCATCTTCGAATTTCTTATAAAATGCTAATACTTTTTCTCTTCTAGGATCTGAGATGTAAGTATTAATATAAGCTAAAAATTTATTCCAATTTGTTTGAATTTGTTCTGCGGATAGACTCATTATGCTTCTCTTTCTACAATATCAATAATATCTTGAACTGTTTCTTCAACTGTTCTTTGGGCTCCATTAATAGATGTTCTATCTCCCCCTCTATGAATTTCCATATCAAGTTTTTTTAATTGGCCCTGGAGTGTTCTTAATCTGTTTTGTACTAATGATTTATTTCTCATAACTTTATTTTATTTTTAATAGGGTGTTCCTTATAATCCCGTGTATCACCTTATCACACTTTTTTTATTATACGTTTTTTTCAAACCCCGTGATGGGAATATACGATATTAGGATTTCGAATCCAAATTATCTTTAAGATACCTTTGAATTTTTACTAAATGAGCACATTTTTCATATTCTTCTCGCTCTTCAAAAAAGGATATTGATAATTTTAATGCTGTATCTAGATAGTCATCATGTTGGATGGTTAAACTACCTTGCCATATTTCATCATCAATTTTACAATCTTTAATATAACTCCAGGCCCTATGGTGAGCTATGTATTCTCCTACATCATCCATACCGTCCATTCCAAAATCATCTTTTGGAGTTTTAAACATGTTGATAAGTTTCTTTTGGAATACGTGTTGGTTTAATATAATTTTTTTATACATGCCAACTTTAAATGTAGGTGTTTTTTCAAATTGTTCTATATTAATAGTAGAAGGTGGCTCCTCAGTGTACTTTTTAGGGTCACCTCCAAATAGGTTGAATATATGGTTAAGGTCCATGTCATTAATAAATATAGTACTAGTAAGGTATACTCCAAACTAAAATAAAAAAGCGTCATATGTGACTTATTTATTAAATTATTATATAATATAGTTATAACCATGAAATGGTGGAAAGTAATATTATTACTTCCCTTAATTCTAATGATTAAATGTAGAAAACCTGATCCTATCCAACCCACTAATATTACACACCAGTGGGAAACCTTAATGGATTCGGCAAGTTTTATAATATTAGAATATAACTATACAAATGTTACAAATAACCAGTCTTGGAATTTATTAGATTTAAGTGAAGTAGATAGTCTCTATATTGAGATTAGTAATGATAAAATAGAATTAACTAGAGTCGAAATAGTTAATGAAGATTCTCATTATGGTTGGGAACATTGGGATGTTATTAAAGAAGATATAAATGTTTTTTTAAAAAGAGATCAATTTTTAAGATATAGGGTTATTAATATTTCTGAGGAAAAATTAAATTTGGAAGGCTATCATACTTTTCATCAAGAATTATCTAGAATTAATATATTATGGGTTAGAAGATAAAATTCTAAAAAACGTCATATATAACTTGGATATGACTAAAAGGTTACGTATATTTATAGATATGATAAAAAATGTAATAACACTTATAGGAATAATGTTAATGGTTAGCTGTTCTACTATAGAAACAGTTATAACTCCAACGGCAAGTAGAAAAGCAATTATAGAGGGAAATGAAGTTACATTAATAACAACACATAAAATTTCCCTATCTCAATATAATGAGATTAAAAAAAGCTACGGTTTAGTAGTAGTTAGAGGAAATTAATCTCTTGGCTTAAATTCTTTTTCGAATTGTTCTAATGCTTGAAAGTATTCTGCTTTTTCAAGTTTGGTAAGCGATGCATACCATTTAGGGAAATCGCCTCCCTTAATTTGCATCAACTCTTCTTTTAAGTCTCTCATCATATTTTAATTTATAGATACGTATATACTATACATATTGTTTTCCAAGTTTTTCAATTGCTTCTTGTGCTTCAACTAATGGTATATCAAAGAATTCACGTTGTTGATTCACGCGGTAAGATGCTAATTCTTCATGGACTTCCCGCTCTAGTCGCTCGCCATTAAAACATTGAAATGCCCATTCTACTTTGTATGGTAGTGCTACACCGGTGGAAGTACTAATTTGTTTTGCTCTAATTTCAGGCTCGTGTTTGGTATAACCTATTTTGAGCATATTGGGTAGTGTAGGATTTGATAGTATATAAACCCATTGATCAGCTTCACCGCGGTTGGAGTATATGTCTTTACGTCTGGAGGTGTAATATGTTATTTTATCCCACCCATCTTCGTCTTCTGTTTTAGTATAAAAACGGATAGGGGAGTCTAGTAAGTCTTCTTCAATACTGAAATATTGGGAAGCTTTGTCTTCCGTAATTTTTTTAATATTGGGTTTAGACATTAACGTATTTTTTGGGAGATTAATGCGCGGGCTTTAGTTACTTCGCTTTCAACGATCTTATTATTGTGTTTTGGTGAAACTTTACGATTAGTACCATAGGCATATAATGGACCTTCATACTCCTCACCTTGTATTCTTCTTTTACCATCAAATGATCTAAAATCATTTGGTGTTACTCGATGCCATCGTGATAATTTTGGCATGAATATTTCTAAATGTTTAGATTCATTAAAGAGATATTCTATTTTTTCTGTAAGTCCCGTTTTTTCGCTCATATTATTATAACTTTTATTTGAGTTTCTATGGTTTCTTTAGGTACTGGGGCATCATGACCGTGATACCATACTCCTCCTTCGGTATTAAATACAGATTCAATAAATATATTGATTGTATCACCTATCATTTCATTATCTAATAATACATTTTGTGTGGGGTTATAATTATATTTTGAATGTGTTCCCACTATAGTAGGGGCATAGGGACATTCTGTACAAAAGTGTTTGGGAACTTGGTAACCAACTATATTTAATGGTGGGTGTAAACCTATTAAGTCATTCATTGTATATGTATAGTTCCCAAAAGGTATTGGTGTGTTTAAACTACTATTATTAAACCAACCTAAGTAACTATACATGGGAGTTTGAAACATAATAGAATCTAATACTACCCAATAATCTGAATCAAAATTTGCTTCGATTAAGGGCACATCATTTACGACATATTGGGGGTTTAATAAAGTTAACTGACCTTTAACTTGAAAATAATTTAACCCATCCCATTCTATCTCATAATAACCATTTCCATTAGGAAAAATTTCTTGATTTTTATATATAACTGAATATATAGCACCACAATCACCATTACAAGGAGATTGATGAATTGTTTCTTGTTTAGTACATGAAGGGGCAAATATTAATGATAATATAAGTCCTAAAAATAGTAATATATGTTTTATTGTTTGTTTCATAACTTTTATTTTAATATATTTTTAATCCATTGAATTGTATGTTTTAATATTATAGCAAGTGCAAGTGGCCATGCTACTATACAAAAGGTTCTTGTGATCCAATCAAACTGGAATGGTTTATCTTCTTTTTCTATGGCTGCTATTTTTTCTTTATAGGGATTAATTATAACCTCCATGATAAACATTATTAATGCTCCTATTGCTATATAATTTATTATAATCATAACCTTTATTTATTTTAATTTACGGTGTAAATATACGAACCCTTTCTGGGGAAGCCAAATTTTTATGTGGGGGAAGATAAAAAATATCATAATTCCAGTATAAATATATACTTTGTCGACGATGAAGAATCCGTCGATGAAGAAGATTTTGAACCTTTTGGATTTTGATTCTTTTGGGTTAAATGGACTTTAATATATAGGATATAGGTATATACTATTTCGATGGTGAAAGGGTAAGTTCGAGTTGAACATACATCTACTTCTTTTTGTGCGATATACACGCGTATATGGACATCAGCATACATGGGTATAAACGCGATATACACGCGGTACGTACGCCGCACAACCAACATATGCAGCATATAATGTTAAGGTAATATAGCATAACATACCAGGGGATATGCCATGGTAGAATATTATGTTATATACAATGGGGTAATCCATAACGGATAATAAGGTACCGACAACGAGTCCCCTACCATGGTAGAGGGTACGTTGCGCCTTATTTATGCACGCAGCATAAGTACTAAATACATGCTGGGCCAGCTATTATTAATATGTTATCCAATTATCATATGGTGTAAATATACGACCCCTCCCCCGCATCTCCACGCCTCCCCGCGCACTTCGTTATGAACATTTGTGAACACCCATGTTGTTCATATATATTTTTAAGGTAAGTTGAAAAAGGGTTGGGTGCTGACAACAAGGGTTAACATTGGTTGCATCTTAGATCATATTCCCTAGCTATAGTTTACCACCTACTAGCAAATTCCATCCTAGGTTAGACATACTTGGTGCTTGTTGATCATCCGTTGCATCAACTTCCTCAACAACAAACGGACAACCATAACGTTCTAATATTGTAGTATCATTTTCCATACCCATCTTAGTATGATGTGTAAACGTTTTACCATTATCTACATTAGTAATCTTAAACATAACTTAATCCCCTATAATATTTGCCAGTGTTAGTACTAAAAAACTACCAACAACAATCAACACTAATAAACTCGTTGTTGTACTCATTTAATTATAATTTATTGACACAGTATCTTCCTCCACAGCCATATCATCAATCATCATCTCAATCCTATTCATCTGAGTCTTCATATCGAATATCTCCAATTCCAATTTACCCAGATCTTCCTCCAACGTAAACCACCTATCTATCATATGAATCTCTCCACGCTTTAAAGCATGATTCTCAGTTATCAACCACGTTGCCCCAGCAAACGTAAGTATAATTAATATCAACAGTATATTATTTGTTTTCATTATATAATTTATTTAATTTATCCTCATAATACTTAATCAACCAGCCATTTAAATAGCCTTTCATTGTTAATTCAGTTTTAATTTTTTTAATATAATCTATTTTAGATCCCACACACTAGGTTTTTTACGTTTAACACGTCTAATTTTTTTTAACAAGGGCATATTAACATTATCCCAAAACGCCCACCAATTACTCTTCTGTTTCTTCATCCTCATCTAAATATTCTGATTTAACAAATGCTAATTCCTCTTTAGTAAATGAATCTGGAATATCATCC